ACTACGGAAGGATCTAGTCTTAGGCATTGATATACCTATAGCCAAGTACCTAAAGGCATCAGCCCCATCGCTTGCCCAGTTGTGATTAGGCTGATCTTTAAACATTTGTCCCTTTTCATCCCATACTTTGGTATAGTTCCTAAGGGCGTCCAGACCTGCAGCACACTTAACCTTATCAAAGTGACATTGAGGTAAGATCATTCTCACTGCATTTATCCCTTCAGATACTGGCAGTTTAGATAGCACATTCAATCTAGTGCCTTTAAATAACTCTTCAGCTACTTCATATCGGGTTCTGCCACTACCAAACTCTATATTAACAATGTCATGAGGAAAGTTGTGAGTCTTGTAGACATAATTCTTAGATTGTAGGACTTTGGCATAATGCTCTATCCCTTTGTTACATGCGGTATAGTAATCTACTACATGGATCTCCTTACCCATAACCTGAGTGAACCAGATTGAGGTAGCATCTCCACAACCTATATCCCACCAAGTTTCTACAGGGGCTGAAGGATCATGAAGTACTTTCCCTATCTGGCCATTCTTCTCTAGTTCTTCAATGTGAGAGAGATAGTAGAAGCCTTGAGCATTAGCAGTCCAAGAGTTATAGTATTCTTGTTGTATCAACTCTTCACTCATTCCAGAGTCCCTTTCTTCCTGAATCATCTCATCGGATACATACCTATTACCCTGCTCATCAAAGGTTTCTAGAACATTATAGTTCTGTACAAACCAATTTTGATTTTTGATAGCCATTTGGGTTAGATCGTAGAAATGGTTCTTGCCGTTTGTAGAGGAGTTGAAAGCAGCCCAACCATTATTCTCTACTAAGATAGGCCTGATAATATTCCATGCCTTAGGGTTTTGGAAAGCAAACTCAGAGAATACACAACCAACTGGATTAGATCCACGTACCTTATCAAACTTATCAGTACCCATGATTTGAATGACACTTCCATTAGTTAATACTATCTTCATGTCGGTACTATTTTTACTTTGGACTAGAGGCTCTGGAATATGATCTAAGAACTTAAAACCCCCACCATCAATCCCATCCCAAATTACCCGTCTACCTTGGGCATACTCAGGGAAGAAGTAGTAATATACCCCTTTCCTCTTAAGAGCTTCTTTGACAGTCAAATTAAACATTGTCTTGTCCTTTCCTGCCCTTCTGTGGTATATGGCAATTAGCCTTTTAAACCCTGAGTCTCTAGCAGTCATCAATTCACGTTGATAGGTACGAGGTTCAAAGCAATAAGGTATCTGTATTATACCCATATCTCACCTCTACTACATTTATAACCTTTATGCATCTTATAGAGCCCATTTGCTACTCGTAACATAGTACTATTATCTAAGTTATTGTCTTTGCAGTATTTGTTTAAACCACCAAATAATTCTATAACCTCTCCGGTTGGTGTAGTAACTATAAACAATTTAGATCCATTTTGGAATCTATTTATAAATGAATCACGCATTTTTTGTTTTGTCTCTTCAGAGTGCTTACTACCATACCTATGATTTAGTTCTTTTGGCAATCCTTTTTGCTTACAATTATTGGATATTTTTAATCTAGTTTCTATTGAGGGCTTTGAATTCTTTCCACCTGTTTGAAGATTATACCCATTAGGTGCTAAAGTATTATATTCCTTAATAAAGTACTCTTCTAGATTATTTGCCTCATCTGTTGTTAGATTATCCTTTAATATTTCGTGCTTAAAAGAGTCCCACCCGTACTTATTTATAGCGTTATGGAATGCAAAAAGCTTCTTACGATTTGGGTTCTTATGCTGAGTACACCTTCTATTGTAATTATTAGTTTGCCCAATATACTTCTTACCTGAAGGTGATGTGTGGCAATAAATAAGATACTCTTTATCTTGCATTTTATTCCTTAGTCAATATACTCTGAACTTAAAAGATGACCCCTAAACTCAGATATGTCACATTCATATATCTTATACCCTTTAAACATCATTTCTAATTTATGTTTATTGAAGGAGCCTTTAGTATAAAGTTTACCTCTATTTGCTATGATATAATATACTTTCATTTAGATTACTCTACAGCATTCTTGGCTTTACCTACATTACCACCTACAATATTTATGTACTTATGAATAATAGAGTATACACCCTCTCCCTCAGGTACTGGTAATACTGCTGATAGCCAAGCGGCTCCACCAGATACTGAGAGCATCAAAGCCCCTAGAGAAGTCATAAGAACCTGGAGATTATTGGTTATGCTAATTACTTGATCTATGATTTCCATTAGGGATTCCTATTATGTTGTTCAAACTGTTGAATATCAGAGGCTGTCTCATGGATTTGAGAGGTAATGAAGGTATGATAACCCCAGAGTCCTGCCAAGGAGGTGGTTGCAAATGCAGCACCTAACAACACTGTTTTGATGGCAATGTTTATTGAGGTAGTTAGCTTGGCTAAAGTAATATTTAGCTCATTCAATCCATCAACTAAAGTAACTATCTTTTTGGTTGTATCTATTTGAAATGCTTCTAGATAAGCCACCCTTCTTTCCAACTCCTCGGTTAATCTGTGATATCCATCACTACGCCTATCTACTTGTCCAGAACGTCTATCTTCCTCATTCATATTCACATTATAATCCTCTAGGGGGTATAAAGATAATAGCTCCATAGGGCCTTTTCCCTTTTTGTCTATTAACTATAGGTTACTATCTCCATGTATTTGTCTAGTAACCTTATACTAGTTGTTAAAGTAGGTAAGACCAGTGGTTTGGGGTTAAGTTCATTATTACCAGGGTAGGCCAGTTTGAACTTGAGCACGTTGGATATATGCCTCTAACTCACCTAGGGCCTGCTCTTCATTAGTGTTTGAGGGATTGCCGTCATCATCTACCACAGTAAACATTCCTTTAATCCAGTTTACTACTCTCTCCTCATTTAACTCTTCAAAAGGGATAATATTAGATTTAGGTGGAGCAAAGGCAGTATGAAAGATAGGGGTGTTACTATTAACACCATCATCAGCTGTTATAGTATAGCAGGCGAATATAATTATTCCTTCTGCATTACGTTGTAGTTCTTTGATGGAGTAGGTATAAGTTATCATAATAATAGAGATGAGATAGTGGAAAGGTAAATAGGAAGGAAGAGGTTATAGAAGAGACTGTGGAAATCCCAAGATCTTTTAGTTAAGGTAGCCCACCAAGGCATATTAGCTCTAAGACCAGAAGAGTAGTGTTCTATATATCTATATTCGGCTTGAGCATGTTCTCTACCTATAAAGAAGATAGCAGAGGCCCAGACAAATAAAAGGGGATAACCCAAGCTCCAGCCTATAGCTAACATTAACAAGGAGAGAAAGGTGTGTTCTAGTTCAAATAGTAGTTTCATTAATTAAGTCCAGAAAGTAGGTCCAGATTTAGCTTTAGTTCCAAGAGAGGTTGATTGGTAGTGAATATCAATAAATAAGATAAAAGGCTCATTAGGAGTACCACCAGTTATAGTAGGTATGGTAGTCATTGTGAAGTTTACACCTAATATACCATCTGGTTCTAATAAAGCAGTATCTAAGAGGGTGGCTGAACCACCTGCAGAGGATAATTGCACTTCTTCTAAACGATGTTGATAACGAGGGGTTGTTGCTATATTTACAGTATTGTAGGTAGAGGTAATAGTTTTTTCAGCAGAGAAGGTAGCTTGATTATGGCCTTTGGCATAGGTATATGCAAATGTAGCTACAATATTGCCAGAGATAGCAGTACCATTATGGGACCAATGATAATGAATATAGAGATCAGTACCCATTGCATAATCATGAGGTAAATGAAACTCTATATCTGCTTTGTCAGTGGCAGAAAATGCCCATCGTCTAACACTGCCCCCCATAAAGGCAGAGAGAGTAGGAGCATTAGCCTCTGCAGCATCTACATTGATATTACCAATAAGATCGCGCCAAGGATAGGTAGGAGTTATTGAGTCTACTTTAATACCAGTGGTATTAGCTTTATCTAAGATAAGGGTGTTGGCTATGGTAGTTGCACCTGCCAAATAGTTAGCAGCACTACCTGACATATAAAGGTTATATCGGCCCGCAGCAGCTGATAAACTACCACTAAACCCATAGTTATTGGTAGCGCCTACCATTGAAGATATGGCAGCAAAACCATACTGAGAAGTAACAGTAGCAGATGCCCCAAATGTACCTTGACCTGCTGCATAATTATATAAAACAGGTAATGTAAAAACTGCATCTTCAACAACATGAGCTGTACGAAATAAATAGGTTTGGGCAGTTACATCAGATCTTATAGTAGGGCTAATATACATCCCATAGGCTGTAGTAGCACCTGTTACACTCCCACTTAATAGAAGTCTTTGTGAAACTGCTGAGCTTACTCCTATACCAACATTACCTGTTGAACCAATCTCAAATCGTTGTGCAGAGTTAGTAGAGAGATTTAAGGTATTGGTTGTACGAGAGTACATCCCATTAGTAGGGATAGTGGCTGAATTAGGGATAAAAGAGTCAGCAGTTACTGGTCCAGTAAAAGTAGGAGACTCAAGGAAGGCAAGAGTTTTCCTAGCTGCTCCTGTAGTGGTAGTTGCATAAAAAGCATCCGTCAAAAACTCTATGGCTCCTGCTTCTGGAGTGGTTAGAAGAGGGCCTGAAGTAAGTTTTAGTGGAGCTGTGTTAGCTGTTGCGCTACCCGCTTTTAGGTGCAAGAAAGAGGTAGGTGTAGAAACTCCAATACCTATTTTACCACTAGCCTTTATAACCATTTTTTCTGTGCGAGCTCCTCCAGTAGTTTCAGAGGTTACAAATGAAATTCGTTGGGGGACGACACCGGCTGAAGGAGTTCCATCCACTCTAAAATCAATAGCAGCAGTACCTTGAGTAGCTACTCCATCATATGCAGCAGATAAGAAACTTAAAACTTGATCACTATCCGCGACTATTGTAGGGGCAGCTAACGTACCTCTAGCCTTAACCCCTTTAAATACAGGACGTGCAGTTGCAGAAGAGTTTGCAGCGATAATAGAAAGTCCAGGAGCACCTGTTTGAGTGCTGATCACCTCATAATCTGTGGTAATTAACGTGGCTGCAGGTATATTACCATCTGATATGTGGAGAGGGGAAACTGGGGTGTTTAGAACAGTCCCTATACCTACAGTAGTAAACGCAGCAGTGGCTGGAAACGTACCCTCGGGACCTTGAATACCTTGAGGACCTGTAGCACCAGTAAATCCTCTATCACCTTGAGGTCCTATATCACCTTGAATACCCTGAGAACCTGTAGGACCTGTGGGACCAGTAGGACCTATATCCCCTTTAACTCCTTGTATTCCCTGAACACCTTGGATACCTCTAGGCCCAGTATCTCCAGTAATGCCAGTATCACCCCTGGGCCCTATAGGTCCTTGAGGTCCTGTAGAGCCAGTAGATCCTTGAGGTCCTGTAGAGCCAGTAGCTCCTATCAATCCTTGAACACCTTGAATACCCTGAGGTCCTATATCGCCTTGAGGACCTTGAGTACCTGTATTACCTTGGACACCTTGATCTCCCTTTTCTCCTTGGATACCTTGGATACCTTGAATACCTTGGATACCTTGAGGTCCTATATCCCCTTGATCCCCTTTTGCAACTGCTGTGCCAGGTATACCTTGAGGGCCCTGTGGTCCTTGAATGCCTTGTGGTCCTTGAGTGGCTGCTGCAATAACAACAGAACTGGATGAATCAGCAATTATTGTGTAACCCTCGGCACTGACAGAAATATTAGCCATTATTTTTCCTATATTATTTAGTTACTTCTTCAGAGGGGAGTAATACACCTTTTACAAATGGAAGAATTTGAGTGGATGGATCTATTAGTTCTATATCAAAGAGATAGGTGGTATCTGCAGAGAGAGAAGCGGTTTGAGTATCTGTTATTAGGAGTTTGATACCATAGGCTCCTACCACCTCACTTCCATCTGATAAGTTGGCAGTACCTGTTATAATTTCTAGGCCACCTTTAGTTTGATCATCTAGATCTAAAATGGGGGAAGAGGAGTAAGAGATTCTTACTTGCATTCTAGCATGATACCCAGTCAAATTAATGATGGTATTAGATGGAGATAGATAGTAGAAAGTGGGTGTTAGATCTTTACCTTTATCAAACTTTATGGTGACTGAAGGTGCTCTTAGATCAAGTGTTGGCATTTGAGTAATCCTCTATAACAATATTTAGGGGTAGAGGAGTGGTGGAGTGATCCTCAATTTCTTCTATTTTCTCTTTTACTTCTAACTCTCTAGGACCATAATTAATAATTTGAATGGTATGAGATACATCCTCCTTTTTCTCTGTGAACATACCTAAATGTTTTCCAAGGATCTGTAGGGCCTGAATACGGGCAGCATGATTCGATCCATTACCTTCTCGAGTAGCTTCTTTTAGGAGTTGAGAAAGAATTAGTTCTGGAGTGAGGGATAAGGCTTCTGCTTGCTCCTGTAACTTCAGGGAAATATGAAATTTGATATTCTCTTTTCGGGAGTAGGGGTTATCTGAGGGGTAGTGTTTTAGACCAGGATTAACTGATTGGTATGCCTTAGGATGGGAGAGAGTGTTTAGATAGACCCGTACATACAATTTTTCTAGAGCATTTAGGCGTGGGGTAGAGTAGGAAACTACTTCCCCTTCTTCTTTAGTTTCCATAATTCTACAACAGTCCTGCTAATTTATTTGGTTTTAGTGCTTTGGGATAATAACTGATTCTACTAATGTTTGCTACGCCACCTGAAGATAGGAAGAGGGTGGTGGGGTTGGTAATGCCTGTAAATTCAGTTGGAGAGGATAGGGTATTTGCATTTACTAGGTAAGTGCTTCCTGATTTAGAGGAGAAGTTATAGTAAAGGGCATATTTAGATGTAGTATCTAAGGTTTGATTAAGCCCACCTAGGTTATAGGGGGCACTAAAAGCTGAACCACTAGCTGTTATCACAAAAGTCCCTTGATCAGGGTTATACCAAGACAGATTTGTAAAACTTAAGGAGTCTGCAGCTCTAGTTACTGGTGCAGAGGCTGTTGATCTATAAGAGGATAGATAGTTCTTAGCTTCAAACTGACCTCCCCACATATAAATACCTGAAGTTAAATCACCAGAAAAGGTGTATAAAGGTACTCTACCATCATAATCAACATTCATTACAGCTATTGCCATTGCCCCTGTAGCACTAGTAGAGGTTGCAGTAGCAGTTAAGGATATTCTATACCAACCAGTAGCTAATTGGGGGGAGATTGAGTAAGTAAAATTGCCAGGACCCTTATGACCCATGGTCCCATTAGTTAAATTAAAGTTTACCCATGTATCCACACTATCAAAGCCAGTATTACCAAAGAGTTGGATATAGTTATAGCCTGCAACCTTCACAAAGAAAGAGGTGGTATAGGTAGTACCTGAGGTAACTGATCTGGTTTGTTGACCTCTGTGGTATGAGACTGCTCCATTTGGTATATTCTTATCAGCTGCTAAAACACCATCAGGGGCGGAGGCATAATTTGGGGAGATAGTGTTATTATTAAATGACCATGCTACATTATCAAATGCACCACTCTGAATAAAATCATTGGAAGTAGATCCTTCGCATAAAAGAGTGATTGGCAGAGAAATAGGTGATCCATCACTCAATACATTACTATAAACTCCTGCCCCTACCCTTCTGGCATATTGGTATCTAATTTCATCTACAGTAGCAGTTACTAAAATAGGATTATCACCTGCAACTGCATTAGAGGCATAGGCCATAAGAACAGTGTTGCTGGCGCGTGTATTAGTTAGGAGGGTGGTAGAAGGTGTTTTACTAAAATCTAGGTCTAGGGTGGGATGGGGTGAGGAAGAAAGTAGAACCGTTCTCTTTGGATTAATCATATTACATCCCTAAGATATAGAGGGTTATGTTCTTAACTGCAGCAGAGGTAGGAGTAAAGCCGGTAGCAGTTACTAAATAGCCCCATAGGGACGTAGTACCACCTATCTGGAAATCATAATCTAAACCAGTTTGCTGCACATATAGAGTACTACCAAAGTCAGAGGGACTACCTAAATCTACATAACCTAAATAGATGGTTCTATCACCTGCCGACAGATCCCAGGAGGCTGAGTCTACTAGAGCAGAGGGAGGTAGGGCAGAGTATAGATGAAGTCTAAAAGAGGTCATACCAGCAGGAACTGGGCCCACATCAACTTTAAGTCTAGTACCTGTTACCCTGATTACACTACCTACATTACCTATTAATGGAAGCTCTAAGGCAGCTGTAGTGGAGGTAGAGGGTCCTATAACATCACCTGATAGATAGGCTAAAGAATCGGAGGGACGAGCAAAAGATTTGGAGACTTTAGTGGTGGTAGAGGTAGGAGAGACTGTAGAGTTAGAAGTATTACTAGATACTAAAGTAACTTGCATCACTCCATTATCATCACAGCGAGCTATTCTAATGGGAGAGTTATCTGAGTCTTTTTGTAGAGTGGTAGATAGTTTGTTCATTAATTTTCCTAGGAATAAGGGAGGGGGTGTCTACAGCCCAAGGAGACTATAGACACCTATATTTAAGCTAGATCATACATTATTGTGTCTTTAACATCAGACAATAATCCTCCCATCTTAGTTCCTACTTCAAAGGCTTTAGATAAGAGCTTGGATAGTTCTATTTCAAATGATTTTTTTACTATAATCAAAGCAGCGTCTTGATCTGCTTGGGTTGTATAATCTACCATACAAGCTGGTAGAACCATATTAAATAGGTTATCTGTTTCTTCTGGGGTTAAGGTGATATCATGTTTTATTTTCATAGGCTGCCTTTAATTCTGCTACAAACAGTTTGATGCAGTCTGATCCTCCAGGAGTCTGTAAGAAGACAGGAAGATACTTTTGGACGGAGGAAGAAGAAAGCCATACCTGCTCCTCAGGAGTTAAAGACAAACCAATTATCTCTAAGATACTCATTTCTTTCTTAGGAGTGTTGGATGCAATAAGCTTTCTTATCTCCGTTAGTTCGTTAGCTAAAGCAGCTTTTACCGCCTCTTGAATCTGTGTTGATAAATCAGATTGGACTACAGGGACTGTAGGGACTACGGGTTTGGTGCTTGCTTTTAGCGCTTCTAGCTGTTGGGTAAGTCTATCCAGGTGTGACATATTGTTCTCACTTCAAATCAATTAGACCGTATCTAACTTCAGTTGGGGTAGAGGTCATGTAGATAAATTCGAGTTCATCGTCTCCATCTACATTGACCCAGTCGCTTCACGCTCTTACGTTAGTAGAACTTTGTTGACCTGCAGATCCTGACATAGTACCTAAGTTAACAATGTTAGCTTTGGCAACTTGTAATTCACTTACCAAAGTGTTTAGCAGTTGGTTAGTTAAGATTGCTTGTTGTTGAGCTTGAGATTGTGCTTGAGCTTGATTGACGACTGTAGTTACTTCAACACCTGATTTGGTGAAGCGATGATCACTAAGGGCCTCAGCCAATTTATTTTCAGCTACCACTATCTGTCTGTTGAGAGCAGCAGTGTTAATATCTTGGATTAGAGCACGAGTTTTGTCACCATCAGTATTAATAGCTACGAGGGTAGCATACTTACTGTCGATTACGTTTTGGTTGATTGCGTTGGTTTGTGATAATACTAAGTTGTTAGTACCTGCAGTTGCATTAACTACACTAACCCCTAAGATACCAGCAGATTCTGCAATGTGAGTGTTGGTAACACCTTGCCCTAAGGCAACTGCAGTAGCTACTTCACTTACATCTTTAGCTAAACCAGCACTAGTTTGTAGCATAGAGATCTGACCTTGCAGATTCTGTACTTGAGAGGTGGTGTTAGCATCTGTTACTGCTTTAG